GTTGAAGTCGAGATTAAGCAGCACGACGGAGGCGTACTTAGAGGAGATTTGAAAGCGAGTAGACAGGGCGATACCCCCGCGGGCGGCCACTGTAACCCACTCGTTTCGCAGCCCAAAACTGCCGCCCCATAGAGCTATGTCCCACAAGCCTGTGTCCCAGAGGGCCACTGCCGACTCCCCAGCCGGAAACCCGTTCAGCGCGTAGTTGTTGGTGAAGTCTTGCGCAATACCCAGGGTATACCCAACCGGTCCATTGGCCGCAAACAAGGCCCTCATGTTGGCCGGGTAGAGCTGCTTGCGCGTGTTAAAGCGAGCGTAGGAGGTGTCGCATATTGCGGTGATGTTTGCTCCAAAATCGGCGGTTCCTGTGAAAGCGTTAGCTACAACTAAGCCAGTGGTGAAGTAGGTCTTGCCCTCGAACTCAATGAAGTCAGCCGCGTTCCAGCCGGAAAACGTGCTCCAACCCCGCGATCGGGTACTGAACACATACTGGTTAGATAGTGCCGTGCTCTGAGGAACATTGAGCAGGATCAAAGCATAGCGTGGAATTACAAGAATTTTCCAGCCGTTCACAGCTCCATACGCGGCAGCATCAACTGCAATGGCAGGATTGATAACGGATGTGAGGGCCTGTGTGTAATTCAGCCCCGTGGATTGGAGGAGCTTTGACAGGGGAATAAGACCGTTCTCGCAGAGAAAAAGCAAGTCTCCGCCGAGCTTCGTCAGGCACTTCTGCCCGATCGGCTTGCCTACGTAGTAGGTGCCTATGTAGTTCCAGTTTGCGGTCACGGCGGGGTCGCTGCCGCGAAAGATGAGAACCTCCCCCTGACTCGTCGCCAGTACGTAGTGGTCATCCGGGCCATTGCCGCCGTCGATAGACCAGGTTCCATGAGCTACCACACGACCGCCCAGGCGACACAGCGATCCTACGCGGAAGGCCGCAGCTGCTCCCCCCACAGAGTCGGCAGGCAGGTACCAAAACCCCAGGAAGTTCTGCTGGAGGAAGTACAGCCGCTGTCGATAGGTTTCGACGTCAGTGATGCTTGTGGTAGTGATGCCGGTGATGGCAGGCACCGAAACCCCATCTACCGCAACCCAGGTGGTTCCGTCGTAAAGCTGCGGCTTGTCCGTCCCGTTGACGAAGTAGAGGAACTGGCCGGCCGAGGTAGCAAAGTTTACGCTTTTCCCGTCCCCCGCTGTAACCGTAGCCACAGAGGCTCCGATAGCGCCAGCTGCACTCACGTTGAAAATCCCGTTAGAGGCTGCCGCGAACATCTGGGCAACAGCCCCGGCGGAGTACGTCATCAGGGTGCGGGGAGCCTGCGTAAAGCCTGTGGCGTGATTGGCGGCTCCTTGGCGGGTCACGATACCATCCGGCTGGCAGATCCAGTTATCCAGCGTGATGGCGTACTGCTGGCTGAGGCCGGCCAGGGGGGATTCCTTGTTCAGCCCGCGCACAGGCGAGACAATGCCCTCGACGCGCCCGGAGGACTTGTTAGCACCAGAATCATAGGATCTCATGCGTGTATCCAGTTTCCAGTTGGGATAATGATGCCGGGGAAGCTGGTGGGCTCAGGCGCATCCATGTGGAGGATGGCCGCTACTACGTTCTTGGAAGCCTCCTGCCGCACCACATTGTCAAACTCCTCCATCTCGAGCACATGCGGCATTTGCTTGGCGCGGAGCCAATAAGCCCGCAGTCCCGCGAGCATAATATCGTCGGAGAAGTACGACAGATCAGCGTCGGTGAGATACGTGGTCCCCGCCGTGCCGCCACTGGTCATCCAGTTTTTTGTCTTGTAGATGGCGGCAAGCGTGTGTCCCGCCGGCATTGCAGTGGAGATTTGCAGCCTGTTCTCGGCGATGCGGAAATGGTACAAAGGCCCCGTGGGGTACACAGCTTGCTGGATTTGCCAGTTCTCGTCCGACACCGGACCGAGGATGCGTCGACGCTGCGTCTGGTTCCAAAGGGTGTTTGGGATCAGGTCGGAGAAGTTCTCGGGGAACAGCGTGTCCAGATCGCCTTGATCGGCCCCCGCGATCGAGGCCCAGGTTATGCGCCGGGAGCACTTCTGCCAGTTGGTCCGCTTCCAAGCCTCGCGGCCTGTACGTCGGAGAAGCTCCCGAAGCTGCAAAGCCCCCGCATCGGAGCTGCCCTGGAGGGCCGTAGGCACCGGAAGGTTATACTCCCGGCAGTAGGACTGCACAAGAGACAATACGGTGCTGTTTGGCATAGAGGGTCCTTATTTCTTAACGGGTGCGGGGAGCAGGGCACGCATCTCAGCAATCGCGGCAGACTGCTCGGCAACTAGGTTCTTCATGTCGGCTAGCTGGACCTGGGCTTCGGCCAGGGCCTTGGCCGTGGCACCGACGTCCTTGGATTCCTGAAGCCAGCGAACAGCGGTGGCGCTGAGGGCAAGCGCCCCCATGCCGATGCGAGCACGAGTTTCCTCGTTAGCGGCCGCAAGGTCCTGCACCGTGAGGATGCCGGCGGCGATGATGTTCTTCCGCTGCGAGGGCGTGAGTGGCGGCCAACTCTTGATCGGGGTGCCGTGGACAGGCATTTCTTCCCCTTTGATCCACAGGTCAAAAGCGCCCCGGTAATCGCTGGGCCATGAGGCAGGAATGCGCCCGTCACGAGCGTGCGGAATCAAGGAGGCCAGCCAGTCCTCTGCGGTCTTCTCCATCGTGTCGCGTGAGCCTGGTGCGCTGACGATGGCCCAAGGCACATCCTTCATCTGGGTCACACCGTCGGTGGTGGTGAGTGTACGATCCTCCACAGCCCGCATCTCGAAGCGAACATAGGGGCGAGGCATGGCTCGGTCAGGGTTGTAGGCTGCGGCAGCGGCAAAGTCCATGGTGTCTCCTTGGGGTGAATAGTGCAATTTATCCGGTGAAAAATTGTGCAATTAAAAAGGGGAGGAGGTTTCCCGCCTCCCCCATTGGCCTTGCGCGAGCTTGCTCAGACGGCCTGGCCCTGGACAAACGCATGGCACAACTGCACAATGCCGAAGCCCGTATGGGTTCCAGTCATGTTGGTCGTGCCGGTTGCCGTGCAGTTGTTTGCCAGAACAACCACGTTCGCCCCTGCATCCATGTCGGTGATCGCGCCAGTGATGCCGGTCCCGGTCATCGTCATGCCGATGTACAGGCCGCCGACGTCATTCACTTCGACGCGGGGGCTGCCATTGCGGGTGCGGGCGGACTTGACCACGGTACCGGTGGCGTCAACCAGGGTATGGGCACCGAGGATCTGGCGACCGTTGGCAGCGGTAGGGCTGCTGTTCCCCGCCGTGCCACTGTACAATGGACCCACCGTAGCAGCCACGGAAAACCGCAGCGGCATGATGCCTGCCGCCATGATCCAGCCGTAGATGTTGGTCGCCGAGAAGCTGTTCAGGGCAGCAAACACCGGGCGACCAGTGTTCGCCGTGACAGGAACGTCCAACAGCAACAAGTCCTTGTCCATATGAACCAGACGCCCGTTGACGAAGGCACCCGCGGCTTTGGCGTAGATAAACTCAGCGCCCCCGCCGTTCGGGTATCCCGCGACAGCGGAGTAGTCATTGCAGACCGCACAGATCCGAGTGCCGAGCTGATGCTTTTGCACCGGGTCGGCGAGAGCTCCGTGCAACATAGTGCCGGAGGCAAAACCAACTGAAGAGAAACGCATGATAATGTCCTTTCGTGAGTTAGGGGTAGTGTCCGGGCCGATTAAGGCTTCAGCACGCCCTGCAGGGAGCGATTGGAGCAAGTCATGTTGCCCATCCACAGCAGCGGGATCACTGCGGCATCCTGGTTGATCGGGCGCAGGCCCTCGGTCTCGTCACCGATCACCGTGAGGTTGGCGTCGACGTGAGCCACGACCTCGATGTTCTTCGTGTTCAGGAAGTACATCCGGCTGGCAGGCATGCCCGAGTTGCCGTCGAAGATAACCTTGGCTTTCTTGTAGCGCAGGGCAGAGAACCCGGCAGCCGCGCTGCTCGAATCCATGTACTGCTTCTGGCTCGACAGGCTTTGCTCGTAGAAAGCAAAGTAGTCGTTGGAGGCCACGATCAGGTCGACTTGGTCGTTGTTGCGGGTGGTCTCGAGGTACAGCGGCAGCATCAGGGATTCCATGATGCCGGCAGTGGCCGAGGGGGTGATCGCGCTACCACCTTGCAGGGGAGCCGCCGCCGACTGCACCTTGCTTGCCCAGAACGGAAAGCTTGCCGAGACGATGCCGCCGACAGTGCCCAGGCCAGTGTCCGAGACCAGCAACTGCAGCCCGCCGATCTGGTTGGTCAGCGAACCGTCGCCATACATGTCTGCGGAAAAGTTGTTTCCGAAGGTGTTGATAGCGTTGCGGATGCGGGACTTGGCCAGGGAGGCGATCTTCGAGGCACCGTTGTTGATGCGCAGGTCGTTGCCGGAGGCGACCACGTGAATCGCAATGTTGCGCCACTGGTATTCCGCCGCCGAGATAACGTCCGACTGCGCAATGTTCAGCAGGTCGAGGCCGCTGTAGCGCTGGTAGGTGCCGTTTGAAGCGTACTCGAGCGGGATGGCGATGGAGGTTCCACCGTCCTCAGTACGCGACCGACCGCCCTCAGCGATCATGCGATAGAGGGCGTTGTGCTTGGAGACGTTGTCCATCACTTCTTTGCGATGGTTGCGGAACGTGGTTGAGACCAGTTCCGTGAAGACTGCGTTAGGAGATGGCATGGCGAAGGCCTTTCAGAGTAGGATCAGTTGTAGTGCTTTGCTATAACACTGTTGATCGTGTCATCAATAGACCCTGGTTTAGAGGGGCTGGCCGGTGTTGCCGATGATTTCACGTTTGGCAGCTTCGAGGCTTTGGAAGCGGCGGGGGCGGAGGCCTTGGCCATAGCTTCAAAATATCGAGCTTTGACTTCAGGATTACGCAGCACCGCCATTTGGTAGGCCTCGGCCAGATCGTTAGTCCGGCCCTGTTGCATGAGTTGCAGAATGTCGTCAGCAACCTCATTCACAAACTCATTCTTGGGGTCGCTGAAGAATTTGTCAACTTCCTTGGTGGCAGCATCCGCAATCTGCTTGTTGACAAACTCCGTGGTCTGGCGCACCGGAGCGAGCACAGGGCCGAGCATGCGCTGGAGTTCGGCGAGTTGACCCTGGGTGAAGCCCTCGGTAGGGACAGCCCCGGCGGGACCGGCCGCTGCGACCTGGGCAGCCTGCGACGGGGTCAGGTCCACGCCGTAGCCACGAGCCAGCGCCATCGCATGAGTCCGGCGCTCCTCGGGGGAAGCCTTGATCATCTGGATATGGTTGGCAGCGAGGGTGGAGAGGATTTCCAGCGGGTTTGCGTTGGGGTATTCCTTGAGGACTTCCTGGAAGGGCGTGAGAACCTTGTTCCAGTTCTCGGCGCCGGAGCGATAGCCGCTGATGCCCTGGGTGACCTGCTGCTCCCGCTCGTGGATATACTTGCGGACCTGAGGGGAAAGGGTCTTGTAGTCCCCCTCCATTTCGCGCTTCCAGGCCTTGGGCAGAGCATCCCAGGCTTCCTGGGCAATGCCCTCAGGCGCAGGGGTGGACGCTGGCGAGGGTGGGGCAGATGCCGGGGAGGAGACGGCCTCAGCAAGTCCTTCACGGGTCTCGCCAGCGTCCGAAGGTGGGAAAATGTCAGCAGCAAAAGCAGCAGGGTTAACGCCGCCGGTGGCTTCGAATTCTTCAGCAGGTCCAGGCATGAGAGGTCTCCTTAGATGAGGTTAGAGGAATGCATTGCGGCGGCCATCTTATCCACCGATGCGTCTACTTTGGCAAGGTTGCGCTCTTTGAGCACGGCAGCGTGCCGGGCAATGTCGGACTTGAATCCCGGTTCGTTCAGGACACAGCCCTCCCGGGCTAGGTCGTCGCGCTGCTGGACACGCGAGTTGATAACGCGGCCTGAGGCGGGACTGACGTAGGAGGGGATTTCCACGCGGATGGCGGGAGACGAGATAACTCGCCGCGCCTCCGCCCCGCAGCAATACTGAGGGATGTTCCGCTGTTCGACTTTGCGGAAGTGGGGAGAGGTTTCTCCGCACGTGTCGCAGCGGAAGTCGTAGTATGGCATTTGGGTCTCATGTGTACCGGCAGGGGATGGGAATTAATACGTCAGACCCGAATAAGTGTTTTTCCACAGAGTCCCATTCGCAACAGCGGGGCCGACGCCGCAGGACAATGCGCCATTCGTGTTTGTCGCCATCTGATTTGCAGTTTTAGCGACGATGGCAAGGTCCACCGGCAGGGTCGGTGCAAAGATGTTGATAACCTCAGTGCCTGTGGCGCGAGATACTTTCGCGGTGGCCGTGTTGCTGATGATGTTTCCGCCGTAGACGTTGTAAACACCAGACGCGTTATTGAAGCTGACCATCGCATTTGTTGGCGTCAGGCACTTGATGTCATTGCCAAGATACAAATCCAGCGCCGTATTGCGCAAGTTTGCGATGCGGTCAGGAGTGTCTACAAGACAACCGCCGATATGCACTTCGGTGCAAGTGACGCCAGCATCAATCCGGACAAGCGCTGCCCCGTTCTTCATCTTGCCGCCTGAAAACTTTGCCTTGCGCAGCGTACCCGCTGATGCGTAGATCGGGCATGCTGTACCCGATACGTTTGCATAGGTGAAATCGCAGTCGCGGATAAGACATTCATCAACCACGCCAGTTTCGTAAACGCGAACTCCTACAGAGTCGGAACTACCGAAATTAATCAGGGACTTGTCTGCTAGCACTTTGTTCACGACTGCTGTGCCGTACACGCGCACCCAGCTACTGGTCGCTGAAATGTCGATGTTCCAGTCTGTGAGGTCCAGAACTTTGATAGCTGCATCCTGAAATGCGCGAATCAGGAACGTGCTGACCGTACCGATGGCTGTGAATTTGAGCCGGACGTAATCCATCTTCGCGCCGGCATTAGTACCTTGAAACCAGATAGGGTCAAAAGGAAGCAAAACGCCGTCCTCTATTACCAGCGACTTGCACGCCGGTGTAAAGCAATATAGCGTCTTTGGGTTTGCGCCAAAGGCTTGATTGCTGAGATATCCGATGCGGATGGTCCCGTAGTTCCCCCCTGTAGTTGCCGCGTATGCGTAGTCGTCACCCATAAACAGGCCGACATTTGCAGGGCCGCTTATGTGCGCAACACTAATGCCATCGACCGTGCAGCCAGCGCCAGCATTGAGCTTAAGCGCAGAACCGCCAACGCCATCGGCCTGAATGGTCCCTACTGTCACCCCAAAAACATTGCCGCAAGTGTCCGTTTGGTCTGTGTAGACGTTACCGCAGATATTGAGCAAGTCGTCGTTGCAGGCACCCCGAACAAGCGGAATGTTTCCGTTGTAGATCGGCCCGACAACTTGCATGATTGTGCGGGTTACGCTGCCGTTTTGGACTGACGCCGACCAGTCGCTGCAATCTGTAATCCAGACAAAAGAAATGCCAGCCGTTGACGTGACACGAGTTAAGTTGACGAATAGGCCGTCAATGTGTTTGAGCAAAAGCGATTGCCCTGCGACAGACGACTCCGGTACTCCGGTGCCCGAGTTCGGCCCGTTCGCCCCACGGTCCCATGATCCGCCAATGATGGTAATGTCACTGTCTCGCGTTATCAACGATGCGGCAGCACCGGAGACGGTCGCACTTGCTGGCGCGTCGCTTGCGTCGAACTGCTGAAGCGTGATTGTTGTTCCTGTTTGTGCGCGCACTATTCCAACCAACGTCCCATTGCCTGCACCACCAGCGCCAGTAACCCTCAGCGTTTGGCCGACAACAGCAATTGCCCCCAAGGTCGTTGTTACGACATTCGAGCCGTTGGATACGCTGGCCGTACCGATCCCTGCGGGATTCGCATTGGCATAGCTTGTCAGCATGTTTGTCGGGTTTCCAGCCTTTAGCGTGATGCTGGCCCCGGTGAGATCAAGCGTAGTGCGCGAGCCGATCACCATGCGACTGGTCAAGAAATAACTCCCACCAGGTGTGAGCTTAAGCGTCCCCGCAACACCGGACGCGCGAATTGCTTCCAGCGCGGCGTTGATGTTGGCTGTGTCGTCAATGCCGTTTGGCACGACAGTGCGCGTCAACGTGAAGCCATTCCCATCCACCAGTGATCCGTTAGCGTCAAGCATCACGACACCCGCTCGCCGCACAGGGGCAATAGACTGCGGTCGATCAACCGTACCGGAAAGAACATTATACCCGGCCAGCGGTGGGTTATAGGCCAGGTTTGGCGCAACGGGTGTATTTGAAATCGGCATAAACTGCACCTTTCGAGGCAAGCCTCAATAAACGGGGTATCGGGACACTATCGGGGAAGGGGACTGTTTTGCCAAGCGGTTACGACGAGGCTTTGGATTGCGTGGTAGCGGCCTTGCTTTGCAGCGCAACCGCCTTGCTCTGGATGGCGACCTCGGCAGCCTGCTTGGACACGGCCAACCCGCGTTCCTCGAGCTTGATCCGCTCGCCCAGGAGGCCCAGCTGCTCCATTGCGATTTTGATTCCGCTGAGTTGCTTCTCGGAAGCGAGTTGCTGCTTGGCCAGGCCCTGCGCCAGGGCTTGGAGCTGCTCCTTGTGCTGCTGGAACTGCTGTTGCATCTGCTCGCCAGACTGCTTGATGCCGTCCTCCTGGGACTGAAGGTCCTGCGCCTTCTGGTCCAGTTCTTGTTGCTGCTTTTCCTGCTCCGGCGTGGGGCCCTTGGGCTGCGACTTGACGGCGCCGAGTTTGGACACCAGCTCCGTGCCCATGCGGAAGCGTTTGCACAGCTCGATCAGGAGGGTCTTGGCCGCTTCCATGCCCTCGGGACCCTGCTGCGCCAGTCCGTCGAGCCCGGACATGGCCTGACCCAGGGCATTCATGAACTCAGCGACTTCTTCCTTGTCCTGCGTGGCGTCAGTGTCGACTGTGGAGTTAGACTCAATGTCGATGGTGTAGCTGCGGGTAAGGTCGTTTTGGAGCAGGGACAGGACCTCGCCCCAGACTGGAGGACGCTCCTCGCCTTGCTGCGGGGGCGGCATTTGAGCAGCCTGCTGCGAGGGCATGAAGGGCAGACCGGTGACCTTGGCCCAGATTTCTTCGGGCACATGCTCGGCGGAGAGCTCAATCATGGCCCGGATGTGCCAGCGGACAAAACGGGAGACCTTCTCACGGGATTTCTTGATGCGAAGGCTACCCCACTTGTCTTTGATTTGCTGGGCGGAGGCCGTCTCGCTGGCAGCGGAGACTCCCCGCAGAATGTCGCCAATGCCAAGGATTTCGTAGATGGTTGACTTGATTTGCTCGCGGACCTGGTAAAGGGTCTGGAGAACCGTGACCAGCTTTTCAATAGGCATGAGCCAGATGTGCTTGTCGAGTCCGCCTTCCCGGGACAGTGCGCCAGGACTGTTGGCGGGGAAGAGGGCGTTCTCCGCATCGCCCGTCTCGAGGATTTGCGCCAGCTCGGGCAGCGATCCGTCGTAGATACCGCGGACCTGGATAGCCGAGGCTACCTTGCGGATACGGCGAGTGACGAGGTTGAGTTCGTTAGCCTGCTTCCGGTAGAGGTTGTACATCGGCCGCGGAAGAGTCGAGTTCGGGGTCTCGAGCAGCCGGAGGGGTTTGCCCGAGGGAAAGAAGCCCGAGAGGTGCAGCGGGTCTTCCATCTCGGTGACGAAGCAATCGGGGAAGGCCTCGCAGTAAAACCGCACCATGCGATCGGATTTGTTCCAGACTTCGTACAGGGCCACGGTGGCAGGTCCCTTGGCGCCGCTGCCCTCGGAGTGCTCGTTGGGCTTGGTGACGAGGGCCTGCTGTTCCTCGGGGACGTTGAACTCGCGAAAGATGTCCGCCAGGGTCTTGTCGTGGCGGTAGGCCACCCAGGGCACATCCTCCCAGCGCTTGGCAAAACCCCAAATGAAGGCGTCATGCTGGACGTAATCGGTCAGAGCGATATTGTTGACGACACGGACTCGGGCTTGGCCTTGCCCCGGTAACGCAGCATCCATGACGACGGCCTCGATGGCGTCAACGAACGCAGGGTACTCGGACAGGTTCGTGTCCATCGAGTAGTCTGCCATGCGTTCGGCAGCTTGGGCCGCGTGATCTGCGCGCATGTCACCAAAGCGACGCCGGACGACAGGCTTCGGCGCGGAGGAGAACACGTTGGGGACCAAGATCTCGGTGTTCGAGTAGAGGATGTTGAAGGGGGTTTCGTCCGCCTTCACACCCGAGTAAATGTCGTAAATGTCCTTGGTCTTGTCGAGCCACTCTTTTTTGAGATGCCGCTCCCGGCTGAGCACGTCATCGAGGGCTTTGCGATAGGTAGGATTTTCGGTCATGCATCAGCCTTTGCGAGTCGGTTCTTGCGATTGCGGGCAACGAGTTCGTTGAAGTTCATTTCTTGCACAGACTTGGGGTAGACCAGCGAGGGCTTGGCGATGGGCCGATCAGTGAGCATAGGACGTGACATGCAGGCATAGCGAGTCTCATCTACGATGTGATCCTCGCCTTCCGTGTCTAGGTCCTCCGGTTTGTTTTCGTCGTGCTGGACTGAGGAAATACACCTGATAGTGTGTTCACAGGCCTCGGAGAAGTAAAGCAGCGGAATGTCCGCCTGGAAGCGGAGGTGGATTTGTTCCCAGCCGGGGATTCGCTTGTTGTCGGCTCGCGCCCACTGGCAGCCCCCCGCCAGCATAGACTCGGCGATCGAGGGTCCACCATCCTCGGCGAAGATCGAGGGGTCGGCCAAGCCGTAGGAGATGCGGAAGCCCTGTTTCTCGTCCTCGAGGTCCCGCAGCCGGACGGCCTTGCCCACGGCGGTGGCGTTCATCCTGAGGCCGACGTTGGGGGTGCCATTCCAGCCGTAGAACTCCTTGTACTTGAGCAGGGCCCCGCGAGGGTAGCCGCCGAAGTCCCCATCCGCCACAGCATACCAGCCGGCGGCAAAGGGCTTGGCGGAGCCCCAATCGAACGCCCGGAAGCGGGTCCAATGCTTGGGCAGGACGATGGAGGAGGAGTAGACGTGCCGGTCAGGGGAGAAATCGTCGAAGTAGGCCCCCTGGATCATGTCCCAGTCGCCGTTGAGCCAGGCCCGGACAAGGGTTTCGGAGCCTGTTTGGCGGAGTTGCAGGAGATAGGTCGGCTGCCCGTCGAGGAGCCGGGGGTTGTCCCGGATTTTGGAGGGTATGAAAACCCGCTCCAGCGACACCGTGACGGAGCGCCCATCGGAAAGCTCTACGGCCTCCGTTTCCGCCACAATTTTAAAGCCGCGAGGATCGGGGTCAATGTAACGAGCTTTAACCCAATTATGACCAGGACCACCAGGGTTTCCAGTAAGGCGCAGCCCCACAGGAACACCAGTTCCAGAACGCAGAGTCGCCCGGAGCTTGTTGATAGGTCCTGCCGCCGGGAAGTTGGTGACTTCCTCGATGTAGACTCGGGTGTAGTTGTGTCCTTGGTAGTTTTCGGCATCGGAATCTCGCTCAAGGTAGACGAAGCGCAGGCGGGCACCGGCCGGCATGAGCCATTCGGACTTTGTCTCGTTGTACTTGGCTCCGAGGGGCCGGAAGAGGGTTTTGGTGCGAGCGATGACCTCGGATAACTGCGTGCGGTTGCGCCGGACGAAGATGCCGATGGCCCCCTCGCCGTAGAGGGAGGAGTGTTGCAGCCAGTCGCCGATCATACCGTCGGTCTTGCCGCCCCCGCGAGCCCCTCCGTAGAATACCTCGAAGATCGGGCACTGGAGGAGGGCGGTCTGGGGGCCGGGTTGAGGGGCCCAGACAACACGCTGCTCGGTCATGGCTTGTTCCCGAGCTCAGCCTTTATGTCTTTAAGCAAAAGCTTGTAGTCGATAAACTCTTCAAAACCCAGAACGCCTTGATCAAAACTGTTCTGAAGGTTTTGAGCAGGCGTGTTCCCCGACTTGACATTAAGTA